ATCAAGCGCAACGCCGAACGCAAGGCGGCGCGCCAGGCGAGGGTGCAGGAGGACGCTGCAAAGCGGGCCGCCGAGAAGGCGCAGCGCGAGGCCTTGCAACTGGCCGAGGCCGAACAGCGCAAAGAGCGCGCCCGCCTCGAGCGAGAGGCGAAGGCCGCCGCCAAGCAGCGCGAGGCCGCTTCGGCCAAGAGTCAGCAGGCCCGCCTGAAGGCCGAGACGAAGGCCGCCGGCCTGATGGCGCAGCTCAAGAGCAACGCCAAGGCCGCACCTGTCGTCATCAAGGCACGCGGCCCGGCGTTTGTCGATGGCCCGGCCGACATGTCGCGAGCGAAGATCACGAAGCTGCCGACGCCGCCGGATCGCTTCGCGGTCACGAAGGCGCCGAGCGTCATCTCGTCGGGAGCATGCCGCTCCTGGGCTGCGGCGGTGGCAGCATGATGCCCGCTCGCGTGCTCGCCCAAGTGCTGCGCTTGGGGTCTCAGTGGCTGGAGGTGAAGGCCGCGGCGCTGCGTCGCACCCATCCCGCGCGCCCGCGCGCATTTCCCCGCATCACCGCCGCGGCGTTCTGGTGGACCTACATCCTGGTGGGCATGCCGCTGCTTGGCTGGGGGCTGAGAGCGCTGATCGAGGCGCTGGGGCTGCGGGCATGATCCACGTCCCCATCCGCACAGTCCCCGGACTCAACGTCCGCGAGCACTTCGCCGTCCGCGCCAAGCGCGTCAAGGCCGAGCGCACGGCCACTGCAACCGCGCTCTACGGCAAGCCCAAGCCGCCCATCCCCTGCAGCGTGCGCCTGACCCGCGTTGCGCCGTCGGCCGGCGTGGACGACGACAACCTCGTCGGCGCGCTCAAGGGCGTGCGAGATCAGGTCGCGGCATGGCTCGGCGTCGACGACAAGCACCGCAACCAGGTGCGCTATGTCTACGAGCAGAAGCGCGGGCCCTGGGGCGTCGAGATCGAGTTCGGCCAGCCGGTGTCGGGCGCGCAGTTCACGCTGCTACTGCCCGAGCCGGAAGAGGAGGGCGCGTTTTGAGCTGCCCCGCCTGCACCGAAGCCGCGGCCGTGGAGTCGCACCAGTTCGCCGCCGGCTGCCGCGGCTGCGTCGCCCGCGGCCTGGCCCGCATCTTCCTCCGCCGTGGCGAGCGCGGCCGCAAGCTCCGCATGGCCTGCGAACAGGCCGGCGTCACCGAGCAGCAGGTGCGCCAAGCCTGGGCGGTGGACAAGGCCAACCCGGAGGCTGCATGACCCCTCGCATCGACTGGTGGCGCGTCATCGTCGACCTGGGCTACCAGGGATACAGCCATCAGCGCATCGCCGACGAACTGCTGGTGGGCAAGTCCTGGGTGGCCGGCGTGAAGAACTCAGGCCACGAGCCGAGGCACCGCGACGGCGAGATGCTGCTGGCGCTGTGGTCGCAGGTCATGTCGAAGCCCGCGACCGATGCCCCGCGCTCGGCTGTGTCCGCGGAGAGTGCGCGCGAGCGCTGGCGGCTGGGCCTGAATCGGTCAGGAACGCTGGGGTAGGTCGTCCAGACACTGGCCCGCGTTTCACCAACCCGGAGCCAGCATGGCGCGCAACCCCAGCACCCCCATCAAGACACCAGGCGTCCAGTCGACCGAGCCGCCGCAGGACGATGGTCGCGGCGAGACGGACATGGATGCGCTGGCGAAGGGTGCGGCGGATCTGGACGATGGCGCTGGCGATGCGCCGCGAGCTGTGGCTGGTGCCGAGGCGGCTCCCACCGTGACGCTCACCGTCGTCCAGCTGCAAGCCATGATCGCCGCCGAGGTCAGCAAGGCCGTAGGCGCTTCGCTCCCTACCGGCACGCCGCGGCCCGAGCCCGACCTGCCCGACCAGAGCGACATCGACCCGAAGAAGATAACCCGACCCACGCTGTCGAAGCAGGGCTACGTGGTGCCCGAGAACTACGGCGAGCCGGCCGCCAACGGCGTGAAGCGGGCCTGATCATGTGCGGTGGCTTCGTTGGCGGCCTGCTGCCGGGCGCCCTGGGCGGCGGCAAGAAGAGCAGCGGCAGCAGCAGCAGCAACGCTGCAGCAGAGCAGCGCGCGGCGGAGATCGACGCCATCAACAAGGCCAACGCCGGCGCGGCCATGCGACGCAAGGCCCTGCGCGAGAACTCCCTGTTCACCGGCGCAGGCGAGGCGGACAAGAAGACGACGCTCGGCGTTGGAGGCTGAATGGCCGCGATCACCGCTGAGCACCTGAAGCGCCGGCAGACGGCCATGGTGGCCGAGAAGCAGCTGCACGAGCAGGGCTGGAAGGACTGCTACGACATGACGATGCCGGCCCGCGCGCACGGCCTCATGTCCGAGGTGATCAGCGCCAGCGACGCCCAGCAGCGCAAGGCTGTCATCTTCGACAGCACGGCCGCTGACTCGTGCAAGGTTGGCAGCGCGTCGGTGATGGGCACGATGGTGCCCAGCTCGGTGCAGTGGTTCGACATCGACGTCGGCCAAACCACGGACGAGGAGACGCAGTTCCTCGACGTGTTCGCGAAGTTCATGTGGCGCAACATCCACGCGAGCAACTTCGACGCCGAGAGCATGGACGCCATGCTCGACAGCATGATTGCCGGCTGGTTCGTGCTGTTCATCACGGAGGCCGAGGGCGGCGGCTACCACTTCGAAACCTGGCCCATCGGCGAGTGCCAGATCAGCAGCACAAAGCCCGGTGGCCGGGTCGACGTCATCTCGCGCAAGTTCACGCTGAACGTCGCGCAGGTCGTCGAGAACTACGGAATCGACAACGTGTCGCAGAAGACCCGCGACCTGTACAACGACAAGAAGTTCGACGACAAGGTCTCACTGCTGCTGCTCATCGAGCCGCGCGCTGTCTATGGCCAGGGACCGAAGACTTCGCGGACCATGCCGTTCTCGTCCTGCCACATGGAGCTGGACACGAACCACATCCTTCGCGAGAGCGGCTTCGAGGAGTTTCCCTGCGCCGTGCCGCGCTGGTCGCGGCTGCCGGCGTCGAGCTACGCGACAGGGCCCATGTCCGACGCCCTGGCCGACGTCCGCACCTTGAACGAGATGGTCAAGTGGGACCTGATGGGCAGCGAGACCGTGATCGCGCCGCCCATGATCGCCGAGGACGACGGCGTGCTGAACCCGCGCAACATCAAGATGGGTCCGCGCAAGATCATCGTGGCCAACAGCGTGGACTCGATGAAGCCGCTGGTGACGGGCGCGCGCGTGGACATCGCCGAGATGAAGATCGCGCGGCTGCAGGGCAACATCCGCAAGATCCTGCTGGCCGACCAGTTGCCGCCGGCCGACGGGCCCGTGAAGACAGCCTACGAGTGGTCGGTGCGCGTGGACGTCATGCGCAAGATGCTCGGCCCGATGTTCGGCCGGTTCCAGTCGGAGTGGCTGCAGACGCTCATCGAGCGCATCTTCGGCATCACCTGGCGCGCGAACATCGTCAGCGGCTTCGCGCTCGTCGGCCGGCCGCCGCAGAGCCTGCTGAACCGCAATTTCAGCGTGCGCTACCTGAACCCTCTCGCGCGGGCCCAGCGCCTCGAGGACGTCGCCGCGATGGATCGCTTCGAGATGGACCTGGGCGCCCAGGCGCAGGCCGGCATGACCGATGCCCTCGACGTCTACGACTGGGACGCCGCCCGCCGGGAGAAATCGCAGCTGCTGGGCGTGCCTCAGAAGCTCATCCGCGATGAGCGCCAGCTTCGCAAGGCACGCGCGGCGCGCGGGCAAGCAGCGCAGGCGGCGCAAGAGAACGCCATCGACGTGCAAGGCCAGGTCGCGCAGCAGGACGCGATGGCCAAGCGGATGGCGCAAGCAGCCTGATTCACCCTGAAGGAGTTCCATCATGTCCACGCTCGGCCCCAATGGCTACGAGGCACTGCCGCAGGCGCGGCCGTTTGATCAGACGGTGGTCGTTGCGTCCAGCCAGCTGGCGCAGCTCGACTACCAAGGGCCTTACACGCAGGTCATGGTGCAAGACTCGCCGAACGGCGCGGTCAGCATCGCGACGTGGAACGGCACAGGCTATTCCTTGGTGTCAGGGGCTGGGCTTTCCAAGCTGGTGGGCGACCAGGTTGCGGCTTCGAGCGGCACGCCGACCAGCGCCGTAGGTGCGGCCGGCAGCCTGACAGGCGCCTACTACTACACCGTCACCTTCGTCACGGCGCAGGGTGAAACCGCCCCCTGGCCCGGCACGGCAACGGTCGTCAATCCGTCGTCGCAGCAGGTCAACCTCACCTCCATCCCCATCGGCCCGGCCGGCACGACGGCACGCCGCATCTATCGCACGCCCGCCACTCCGACCGATCCGAAGGACTACCGCTTCCTGGTCGAGATCAGCGACAACACGACGACTACTTACACCGACAACACCGCAGACGGCTCGCTTGGCAGCCCGGCGAACTGGAACGCGACCAACCGTGGCGTCGTCACGGACGGCTCCGTCCCGCTTCTGCGCGCCAGCGACCAGAGCACCGGCGTTGGCTACCAAGCGTTCAACAACAACGTCGGCTATGCCTCCACTGCGGTGGGCTACCAGTCGCTGTACTCCTGCACAACCGGCCGCCGAAATGTTGCCGTCGGCACCTATTCGCTCACGACGCTGACAACCGGCTATGAAAACGTCGGCGCGGGTACGCATGCCGGCCAATCCATCACGACAGGCATCCAGAACACGCTCCTCGGCTATAGCGCCGGCTTCAATGTCACGACGCAGGGCGGCAACACCTTCGTCGGCAACTCGTCCGGGTCGAATGCCGGCCTGGGCGGCACATCGCAGTTCAACACCGGCGTCGGTCGCGACGCGCTCCGCGGCACGGCCAGCGGCCTGGGCCAGCTCAACGTGGGCATCGGCTACTTCGCGCTGCGCGACATCAACACCGCCGACCAGTGCGCGGCGCTCGGGCCGTATGCCGGCCGCTATGCCAATGCCAGCCGGCAGCTGTTCGTCGACACAGGCGGCGACCGCACCAACATCGCCAATTGCCAACACATCGGCCTGATCTACGGCAAGGGCGAGACGACCGCGGCGGCTCAGGTCCTGCACCTCAATGCCCAGGTCCGCATCGGCGCGGGTGACGCGCCGCTCGTTGCCGGACTGCCGGCCGCTGCCTCTGGCTACAAGGGGTATCGCGGATACGTCACTGACGCCACCGTGGCCTACACGTCGGCAAACGTCGGCAGCACCGTCGCCGGTGGCGGCTCCAACACCGTGCCGGTGTTCTGCAACGGCACCAACTGGGTGATCGGCTGACGCCGAAATTCAAGCCCCTGCCGGTGAACATGACCACCCCCGAGGACACCGAGCGCGACCGCCTCGATGCGCTTTATCACCAGATCTTCGAGGACGACAAGCGCGGCGCCACAGTCTTCGAGGACCTGTACCGGCGCTTCGCCAGCGCGGCCAAGGTGCATACGGACGGCGGCATCGACGCCGTGCTGAAGACCTACCGCGCCGCCGCGCACCGCGAGGTCATCGAGTACATCGTCACGCGCGTGAACCGCCACAACGGCGTGCGTGACGACACCCCGCCCGCTGAGGGCACAACCGTCGACACGAGGACGCTATGACGACTACCGCACCTGTTGCCCCTCCCGCATCCGCACCGGCGCCCACAGAGGCGCCGGCTCCGTCTGGAGCGCCTGCTGCCCCGAGTCCCGCGCCAGCTGCTCCTGCGGCCCCTGCCGCTCCCGCAGCACCCGCGCCGGCCAGCTTGTTCACGGCCACGCCACCAGCGCCTGCGCCGGCCGCGACGGGCAACGACTGGCTGCCGGAGAAGTTCCGCGTCATGAACGGTGATGCGCTCGACATCGAGGCCAGCTCGCGCAAGCTCGCGGAGAGCTACGCCCAGGCCCAGCAGCGCATCGGCACTGGTGAAGTGCGGCCGGCCTCCGCGGCCGACTACAGCTACACGCCGCCCGAGCAGTTCAAGGACGTGCAGCTCGACGAAGCGCTCTCCGCGGGGTTTCGGGAACGCGCCCACGCTGCAGGGCTCACCAATGCGCAGTACCAGCTCGTCATGGGCGAATACTTCAACCTGGTGCCCAACCTGCTCGACGCCAAGGCCAGCCACACTGCCGAGACGGCCCGACAAGCGCTGCAACAGGTGTGGCCAGAACAGGCCACGTTTGAGCGCGAGATGAACTCGGCCCAGCGCGGTTTCGCGTCGCTGCCGCCCGACCTGCAGACGCAGATCAACGAGGCTGGACTGGGCGCGAATCCTCAGGTCGCGCAGCTGCTAGCCAGGCTCGGCGCCATGACGCGCGAGGACACCATGCCGGGCGGTGGCGCCGGCGGTGCCGCGATCAACGTCGAGGCGCTGATGGGCTCCGAGGCCTACACGAACCCGAAGCACCCCGACCACGCCAAGGTAAGCCAGCAGGTGCAGCAGCACTTCAGCAAGCGCCACGGCGACTCCCCCGTCTACTGAATCGGTCAGGAACGAGGACCCCCATGCGTCGAACACTGCGGACCCAACAGGCCCGTGGTGGCGCACGGACAACCTGCCAAGCCCGCGCGGCGCGTCACACAAGCCTGACGCCGCCGCCGTAGCGCAGGCCCGGGATGACCGGACAACCTGAACCCCAAGGCTGACCCAGATCAACCATCGGAGTTCAAGACATCATGTCGACCATCCCGCAGTATTTCGTGACGCAGTGGGACACTGCGATCCGCACCGCCGCCTCGCAAAAGGAATCGCGCCTGCAGTCGGCTGTGACCGACCGCGGCAGCATCACCGGCGAGTCGTTCACCATCAACTTCCTGGACGACGACGGCAGCCTGCTGGACGCCAACACCGTCCGCCACGGCGACACCGAGTGGTCGCTGGAGACGCACGCGGCCCGCGTCGTCAACATGCAGGACTTCTACCGCGCCACGCCGCTGGACCGCAACGACATCCCGAAGATGCTCGTCAACCCGGTGACCGGCGGCGACTACATGCGCAACATGATGTCGCGCAAGAACCGTCGCATCGACGACATGATCTATCGCGCGGCCCGCGACAGCCAGCTGATGAAGGACGGCACCAGCACCGCGCTGCCGGCCACGCAGAAGGTCGCGGTCTCGGCCTCGGGCTTCACCAAGGCCAAGCTCATCGCGGCGAAGAAGATCTTCCGCCGCAACGAGGCCGACGCCCACAACGGCGAAGAGCTCTACATCGCCTACAACGACGAGATGCTCGAGGACGTGCTCAGCGACACCACGCTAACCAGCGCCGACTTCATGGCCGTCAAGATGCTGCAGGAGGGCGACGTCTCGAAGAAGTGGTGCGGCTTCAACTGGATCCCGTACAACAAGATCGACCTCGTCGCCTCGGTCTACTACACGGTGGCCTGGGCAAAGTCGGGCATCCACTTCGGCACCGGCTACACCGAAGGCAATGTGACCCGCCGCGGCGACAAGAAGGACGCCTGGCAGGTCTCGATGGGCGCGTCCTACGGCGCAGGCCGTCAGGACGAGAAGAAGGTCGTCGAGATCGCCTTCCAGTAACGCCCGCAACTCCAGGAGAACGAAATGGCAGAAGTCAACGGCCGCATCCCCACCGAGGTGGCGGCGAACCGCAAGGCGCTCTACGACTCGCAGGCGAAGTCCTTCGCCGCGGTCTGCGAGATGCCGACCACCCACGCCGGCGCCGCAATCGCCGACACCATCGGCTTCGGCATCGTGCTGAAGAAGGGCACGCGGCTGCTGTGCCCCGTGA